GCTCTAGTCTCTCAGGTATCTACTAACATCCTGAACCGTGACTTCGGTAACAGTAAGGGTAATCTACAATCTGGTGAAGGTCTCTATGAGATAGCTGGAATTCAAATCAGACGTTCTAACAACCTTCCATTCTTGGCAGGTACTGTTAACTCTCAGTCTGGTGAGAACAATGCTTACAATGGTGACTTCTCTAACAGCTGCGGTCTTATCTATCAGAAAGATGTAGCTGGTGTTGTAGAAGCAATCGGACCTCAAGTGCAAGTAACTTCTGGTGATGTATCAGTCCTTTATCAGGGCGATGTAATTCTAGGACGTCTCGCAATGGGAGCCGGAACACTTAACCCTGCTGCTGCGATTGAATTCTTGAATAGCTAAGGGGGTATAAACTATGCCTTTACTACCAGGAACATCACACACAATTACAAAAAATGCCGGAGTTGGTGTTGTTACATCTTCTACGATTAACCCTTTTCAAGGTGTTGAGCATGGTAGAACAATAGGTGCAGACGATTACACCACACTGACAATTGCTCAATCTGGTATAACAGAAGCAAGTCCAGGTGTACTTACATCTACTGCACATGGTTTAACTACCGGCGATATAGTTACTTATCACTCAGAAGGTGGTACTAACTTAGTGACTGGATCTTCAGATACAGTTGCTGATGGTACCTCATTCTATGTTGAAAGGATGTCAGCTGATACTTTTGAATTAGCTACAACCGCAGCTCTTGCAGCCGCAGGAACTACATTGCAAGTATCAACGGACGGGAATGATAATCAAACATTCCGACGAGTCGTTGGTAAAGTTGTTTAACAATACAAGGTAAAAATACATGGCAGTATCAGTACAAAAAGGGAATAACGGTGTCTGTACAACAGATGCAGAACGTATTTCCGTATCAAAAACATGGACTGCAACAGCAGCTGGTAGTACAGCAGCTCAAGCAGATTCCGCTGTTAAATCAGTGACACAAAATCTTAGGATGGCTTATGCTGGTCCTGAGTGTAACATCACTGCGGTTTAACATTTCTTATGGGAGGGTTTCACGACCCTCCTTTTTTTTATTCACATAAATTCATATGTCCTATCCTACTGTTAATCAAATATTAAGCTCAGTGGGACAGGCTCCTGTCACCACACTTGATCTTCAGAACCCTGAAGTTGCTATAGTCCTAAATACACTCAGAGAAGTAAACAAACAAGTACAATCGGAAGGTTGGACTTTTAATACTGAACATCACTATGAACTAGTGGCTGATTCAAATACTTATGAAATTGTATATCCTCAAAATGCATTATCAATTGACACTACTAAGTCAACAAATTTCGACGATTATGATCCTATACGTCGTGATGGTAAGCTTTATGACCGTCATGACCATACCTTCCTATGGAAAGACGGGACAGATCCTCTTACCCTGACGGTAGATGTTGTATGGTATTTTGATTTTCCAGATATACCACCAGCAGTACAACAATTTATTACTGCAAGAGCAGCCAAATTATGCGCTAGTCGTATGTTAGGCGATGTTAATCTTTATCAAATATTAGAAGAAAGTGAATTAGTAGCAAGAGCTGCAGCACTGGAATATGAAACCAAGCAAGGTGACTTCTCGTTCTTTGGTTGGCGTGATGAAGAAGATTATCACAACAGTTATCAACCTTATTTAGCACTGAAACGATGAGCTCAATTACTCAAAACATACCTAATTTTTTACAAGGTATTTCTCAGCAACCTGATAAAAAGAAGCAATTGTCTCAAGTGAATGATGCTGTTAATACTTTCCCTGATTATGCTTTAGGTATGTTAAAGAGACCAGGTGGAAAATTAACAGATAAATTATATAACGCTACTTCCACTGGTAAGTGGTTCTCTATTCTTAGAGATGAGAATGAAAAATATGTAGGTCAGTATGATAATGATCTATTTAGAATCTGGGATCTTTCAGATGGTACTCCTCGTAAAGTAGATATGGGTACTACTACTGGTGTACCTGGTGGTTGTAACTATACTAATTTACAAACAGATTTACTTGCTTATAATGTAGCTACAGCTGATACTACAGCAAAAACAACTGCATTAAATACAGCTCAATCTGCTTGGCAAGAATCAGATGATGGACAAGAATTCACTGAAACTGATTCGTTTAGTACCACATTTGATTATGATACTGGAATCGGTGTGCAGACGGAAACACTTGTAGATGGTATATTTCAACAAGAGACTGGAGATACTTATACTATTAAAAAGAATGCTAATACAATTAGTACTTCAGCTGGTAGCCTAGCTGGACCTGTTTATAAGTTAGAACAAACTGCAGAAGGTTCAGGCTATAGTACAGGTATCGGTGTAGGTCCTGGTAATCAAATACATATCAGTGCAGCAGGTTCTGGTTATTCAGCAGTATCTGCAGCAGCCACATCTGGTGGAACTGGTAGTGGTATGACATTGACAACTACTGTTTCAACTGGTGCGTTGGCAACTGTTACTATTAATGCAATAGGTCAAGGATATAAAGTAGGTGACGAATTAACCGTCGCTGGTGGAACTGCAGGTAAAATAATAGTTGATAAAATTGTAACTGGTTCTGTTTATAAACTAGCAGTAACAGTAGGTGGAAGTGGATATACTGGTGCAACAGGTGTAGCTACTACAGGCGGTGGTACAGCTTTAACAGTTAATACAACTGTAGCAGCTGGTGCTATTACAGCAGCAGTTGTTAATGCACCTGGAAATAATTATGAAATTAATGATGAAATAACTGTCTCAGGTGGAGGTGGTAATGCTAAGCTTAGAGTAGTACAACTAGGATATGGTACTACATCTGCTGGTTCAGGTACAGGATTAGTTGTTGATATTTCAACTGATACTGCTCATAAAGTTGAGCCTGAAGCAACACCATCTGATACTAATACTATAGCTACTTACACACATAATGGAGTAACTGATTCAAGTAGGACAATAGGACATTATACTAATGTTACTGGTACAGCTAGTAAAGTTGGAACTGGTGCTATGTTTGATGTTGATGTTGATACTTTAGGAACGCCTACTCTTACACTGGTATCTGGAGGTAGTGCTTATTATGCTGGTGAAACAATAACGATTGCAGATGCATCGTTAGGTAGTGGAGGCGCAGCAGCTATAGTTGTTACTATTTCTACTACAAAAATTATTAAATCTGGTGGTGCGTATACTGCTACTACTGGATATAAAAAAGACGAAATCATTACTATTACTGGTGGAGGAGGTAATGCTAAATTTAAAGTTACAGAATTAACTTGGAAGAAAGGTTCTGATGTAACTAATGAGCATCCTTTATTAGCTGCTAATCAACATAAAATATTTAAACTAATTGAAATAAATTCTCCTACTCATACGCAGGCTCAGTTAACAACAACTACTTCTGCAATGGGTACAGCACAAACTAATTATGACAATGCTGTAACTGCTGAAGCAACTGCTAAAAGTAACTATGATTCAGAGGTAACAGCTTGTAATATATCCAGTGTCCCAGGTACTGCTTATTTAAAAGATGCTACTGCTGATGATATTGAATTACTAACCCTTAACGATTACACCTTTGTCTTAAATAAAGCGAAGACTGTTGCTTATACAGCTGATGTAGTAGCAGCTTCACCACATGCTGCTTTTATTGTTATTAATGTAGTTGCATATAACAACACATATAATGTTACATTAGGTGGGTCTCACTCTTTTAGCCACACGACACCACAAGACATCACAGCTGGTGATGCAGATGCTACAACTATTACAGCAGCCTTACAGGCCTCTATTGATGGACATGCTAGCTACACTGCAGTTACCGTAGGTCCTGGTATCTATGTTACTAGTAGTGGTGCTTTCAGTGTTTCCGTATCTGGTGGTTCACAAGAAGATGCTATTTATGCATTCCAAGATCAAATATCTAATGTAGGTAAACTGCCTATACAATGTTATAATGGTTATAAAGTAAAAGTAGTTAATAGTGCTAATGTAGCTGAAGATGATATATACGTAAAATTTACAACGAGTAACTCTGCTACATCTGGACCAGGTGTATGGGAAGAATCCAATGCTCCTGGTATGAAATATAAACTAGATCCAGCCACAATGCCTCACCAATTAGTCAGGCAGGCTGATGGATCTTTTGAATATGACCCAGTTACTTGGGAAGAAAGAGATGTAGGAGATGAAATAACTAATCCTGATCCATCATTTATAGGTGGTACTATTCGTAATATGTTCTTCTTTAGGAACCGCTTTGGTTTCCTTACTGGAGATACAGTTGTTATGAGTAAAGCTGCTTCCTTCTTTGATTTCTTTGTAGGATCAGCACAAGTTGCAGCAGCAGACGATCCGATTGATGTAAGTGCATCTTCAACTACACCAGTATTCTTGAACTATGTTAAGACAGTTAGTGCAGGTTTAGTTCTATTTAGTGATAACGAACAGTTCTTGTTGTCTACAGACTCTGACATCTTATCACCAGAAACAGCTAAAATCAATACACTAGCTGGTTATGAAGCTGATACAAAAATAGAAGCAGTTAACCTAGGTACGTCCTTAGGCTTTATATCTAAGACTCCTTTATGGGCTCGGATGTTTGAGTTATTCAGAATTAGTTTGACAGATCCTCCTGATATGTTTAATACATCTGGAGTTGTACCTGAACTTATTCCTTCTACTGTAGATAATATAGCAGGATCAGCTGCCATGAGCATAGTCTCTATAGGACAGACTGGTACAAATAGATTATATCAATATAGAGCATTAAACGAGCCACAAGGTAGACGTGCTTCTACTTGGTATAAGTGGGATTTAACAGGTAATCTTATTGATCAATTCTTTGATGTAAGTACCTTCTATGCTGTTGTAGCAGATGGGTCTAATGTATATGTAAATTCATACGACTTAAGACAAGCTAGTGATACTGGTTTCTTAACCTTACCTACTGGTGAAAAAACAGATGTATGTATGGATATGTGGCAAGCTAATCCATATAGAACTTATAATCAGCTTACTGGAAAGACTAGAGTATTCTTACCATTCACTCATATAACAGGTAAGACATTAACTATTGTAGCGTTAGGTGGATACATTGGTGGTACTCTTGGTGCTACTGAAGCATCAGTTGGTGCTATATTATACCCAACTGTAGGAGGTTCAGCAGGATCTGAGTATGTAGATATTGATGGAGATTATAGAGGTAAGAACCTTATCATTGGTTACATATATACTATGACAGTTGATTTACCTAAATTCTATCCAACTAAGCCTGCAGGTGAAGCTGTAGCAGCTGATTATACTTCAGATCTTGTTTTACATAGGATTAAAGTATCTACTGGACTTAGTGGGCCAGTGAAATATAATGTAAATCTAACTGGTATTCCAGATAGAATACATACAGTTAGTGTTATACAACCTTATACTTATACAGCAAATGATGTAAGTATGGCAGCTGAGGGTGTACATGATGTACCTGTATATCAACGTAATGAAAACGTATCCTTAAGCATTGTTGGTGACACACCTTTACCAGTTTGTTTATTAGGAATGAATTGGGAGGGTAACTATAATGCTAGAACTTATCAACGTGCATAATAAGGAGGTTAATTATGTTTAATGAATTTGGCGTCCCTATTAATGACGCCGAAATGGGGATGTATAATATCAAACCCCATGAAAGGATACTGGCTGAATCTGGTGTAGAACTAAATTTCTTTGGAGCTGTTATTGGTGTAGCATCACTTGCTTCTAGTTGGATGGGTGCCCAGAAACAGGCAGATAATCAACAAAGAGCTGCAGATAGACAAGCAGCTGAGCAACGTAGAGCTTTCTCAAACCAAGCTGCTCAGAATGCTTATAATACTGAGTTCAGTAAATTAATGATTGCTGAACACAATAGGCGTACAGAAGAAATATATGATAAGAAGATAGATCAGTATAAGGAACAGGTTACTATCAACGCTGAATCAGCGTTAGGTGCATGGGCTCAGGAACAAAGAGTTATCAATGAGCAATGGGGTGGTATAATGATCACGAAGCAGAAAATGCTACGTGAGTTATTAGAAATCCAAGGTAATCAATTAGCAGCTGGACAAGGTAATACTAATAAATCTTTAGAACGAGCTAATTTAATTAACTCTTTAGGTAACTATGGTATGGAACAGCACATGTTAGATGAGCAGCTTCGAGGTGCTAATATTTCTTATAGAGAGAAAGTTAATAGTATCGGTGCTCAATGGAAACATGCTGATCGTGATGCATTCTCGCAAGTTGCAATTGCACCTAGCTTAATGTTACCTGAAACAGGTGCTGGTCCTCAATTACAAGGCCCTGGTCCTGCAGCTAGAGTATCTGGCCCAGGATTTGGTACATTCCTTGGTGCTTTAGCAGGAGGAATTACTGCTGGTCAAACTGCACACGCAGCAGCTGGTTTTTCAGGAGGCTTCCTTTCAGATGTTTCGTTGAAAGAAAATATAGTACATGTTGGTAAATCTCCATCTGGTATAAATATATTTGAATATAATTACCAAGGTGAAACAACTAGACATCGTGGTGCTATGGCACAAGAAGTCTTAGTTAAGAAACCTGAAGCTGTTGTTGAAATGGACAACGGTTATTTAGGCATCAATTATAATATGATTGATGTTGATATGAAAAAAGTCTCTCTTACGACATAACGACTTATGGCTAAAACAAAATACACTTGGGATTTAATGCCGAGTCAACAGCCACGCGAAAGAGGTGACTTTGATAAAGATCGGTATCAGATAAAGGGCAATGAGATAGCCCAGATGGAACAGAACCAGAAGACAGAATATAATAATTTATTACGCCGGATGAAGGAGGGTTCTAATAATCTTAAGTTAGAGGGTATGGAATCCCTCATGGAAATGAAGATAGGCAACTTCTATCAGAAACTTAATGATGAAAGGGACCTTCGTGAATTTGTAACAGGAACTAAAGCTGGTCTTCAAATAGCAGAGTTTGGCGCTAAGGTTTGGAAGAATCGTCAGGATGAATTAGCATGGGAAGATTATCAAAACCCAGCAAACGCACAGAAATATGCACAAGCCCAGTCTACTTTTGATGAGAAATTTAAAGAATACCATGTAAAGAACGCAACATTTGAAGAGACTTTAGCTCTTGTAAAACAAGATACTGAATTTAGTCAGTTATTTGAAGATTTAGTTAGAGGTAAAAGTAAGCCACGTGCTGCTGCACTAATGGAGCACCTGGCTATTGATAGAGGTTATAATTACGAAAGACATAGAAAGTTTTTATTTGAGAATGTTGTAAGGACTGAAGGGGTTGATGGAGGACCAGGGAAAACGTATCAAGAACTTCTTGCTGAAGGTGGTGCAAGTGAGAACCAACTAATTCAATTAGAAGCTCAAGCAGATGTACTAGCGAAGAGATCATTATCTTTTATTGGATCAGCAGGTGATAGGGTTGTCCTGTCTCCTGAGATGGTTAAAAAGCATATTGCTCCGGCTGCTAGAAGGAGTAGTACTCTTTCTGCAGTGGAGCGTGTTGCTGATAGACAAAATACGTTTAATGATAAGGTTTGGAACGAACATAGAGATCGTTCTTCAAAGATAATTCAAAGTTTTATCACTACAGGAGCTGAGTATTCTGGAGCACAATGGGATCTAAATGTTCGAGAATATGCAGCTAGAAAAAACCTAAAACCAAGAGAAGCTGAAAAACAGCTATTTGAATTGATGGAAGCTGAGATTAGAAATAATCCAGGATCTCCATTATCTAGTTCAATTCTTGCATTTCTAGATAAACCAGTACCAGAAAGTGATGCTAAAGGTGCAAAAAATGTACCTATGCTGACTCGTAAACATCAGGTATTAACAGAGACTGGTTTATTACAGACAGCTACAGAAGCTATGAAAACTGAAGCTGCTGATCAGAAGGCTAGAGCAATTGATAGAACTAATGATTTTGTTCGCCAACAAAACGATTTAGGGACAGATAAGAAGCAAATACGAGCTAACGTAAAACAATGGTTGGAAACTGAAGACGGTCAATTTGCAGTAAAGTATAATCCAAACGCTATTACAAATATATATTCTGGTATTATTACTCCTACTGAAGAGGATGAGCAGGTTATAAGAGCCCGTTTGATAAACATAGCACTAGGAACTGGAGGTAAAATTTCAGCAGCAGTAGCTAAAAACCATGGAGCTAGTAATAAAACAATAATGGAAATGACCGAAGCAGGGTATATCCATAAAATTGATTTCCCACCTAATGTTGGTACACTTGATTCAGCACTTAATACTGCTGTAAGAGATATTACTAAAGGGAGTGGTGAGTTCTTCAAAGATATTGACCATACAATCCTTAAAGCTGAAGTTGCAGAAGCCTTTACTGGTTACTGGACAATGCTTACTGAATCTGCTGATTTTACAGATTCTACTACTGCTTGGCAGCAAACTTTGAAATTAATTGACGAGAATAAGCAGTCAATATTAGAAAGAGCAAATAAGAAAATGAATTATAGTCCCATCCAAACAGGTCATGCTGCATCTCGTTATGTACTTAATGATATGAAAGCAAAGGGACTCGAAACTTCAGATATGAATTCTTATCTTTTGAATTATGAAGTACCTGAATTATTATCTGAAATGAATACACTAGTAGATCATTTGAAAACAGGTATACGTCCTGATGACTTTAATACTATAGTTAACAATAATGCTACCTTAAAAGTTGCTGCGAAACGTTTAGGTTTTCCATTAATGGACCTAGTTGATTTACAATTACAGAAGCATGGTATTGAAGGAGGATTACCAGATAGAGGAGAAAAATACAAAGAGCTTGCAATACAAGTAGGGCCTGTGTTATCAAAGAAAGTATATGATAATAAGAATCAATTAATGATTGCAGCTAATACATGGGACGGTAAGACTCAGACTGAAATTGAGGCTCACGGAATAAATCCAGAAGGCAGTATAAATGAAGAGGGTATTTATGGTAAAGATAGTAGATTCGTAGGTTCTTCTTTAACTCAAATTAACACAGCTACTAATAATGGAGAAATCCCTTTCTCTAATAATGTAGTCCCTATATCAGGTGACAATGGTAGAGAGAATTTAATCAACGCTATAGTAGGTGCTGGATTTGAAAGACACCAAGAACTAGCACCAGGACTGATTAGAGGGTATAATTTAAATTCATTCCATACTAGAGCATTAGGAGGTTTATATAAATTAAACACTATTGCAGGTGAAGATGTTGGTATTCTCGGTAGTATATTTAGATCTAGTAACCGAAGACTACAGTTTAAAAAAGAGGGTGACGTTTCGAAAAACGTTCAAGTCGAAATACGACCTAATAGTACCGGTCACCAATGGTTAACTGAGCAAGACCCAGCTGCACTGAAAGCAATGGGTTTTGAATTAACCAGCTTTAAACAAGGTGGAGGTACAGGTTATATGCTAACTTATGTTGGTGAGACTAAACCATTAGATCTTAGTATCACGGGGTTAGCAAATAAAGTAAGTATACCTCATAAAACTTCGTATAATGAAGGAATACGTGCTGTATTACTAAATCAAGCATATAAAAAAGATCCTATGTCAATCAGATATAATGGTAAAACATTCTTTGAATTAGACATTAGTACACAGCAACAAATTATGCAGACATGGAATAAAGCTATACAGCAGACGGCTGGCCGTAACAGGACACCGGGGTTATAATTATGTCAGATTTAAAATCTATAGATCAACTCAGTGGTGAGTTAAATGATGCATCTACTGCAGTAGGTAATCTTCAGACCTATGATGAAGCTAACAAAGCTTTAGAACTAGAGGAAGAAGAAAAGCGTAAAAAACGCATGGAAATGAGGAAGGACCCTCATGGAGCAAAAGACCCTAGCCAATATGGTTTAGGAGAGAATCTAACAGAATTAAAAAATGCTGTTGTAGGTGGTGTAAGAGATAGTGCCAGTTCTATTTTAACAGCTCCAGAACGCCTTGTTGATATGGCTACTGGAGAGATGGCGGACCAAATAAAAGAAGCTGGTTCTTATGTACCTGATTTCAATCCATTAGGTAAGCAGGATGATATTGCAACTAATACATGGTGGGGTGGTTTAATTCGAGGTGGTATTCACTTCGGTACTTTAGCTATTCCTATAGTAGGTTGGGCTGGCAGAGCTGGTAAAGCTACTGGAGTATTAGGAGCCGTAAGTAGAGCAACTGTTGCAAACCCTAGGTGGTATATAAAAGGTGCTTCTGTTGGTGCTGTGTCTGACCTAGTTTCAGAGTATTCACAAGATGCTAACGGATTACAAGTACTAAGAGATAGATATGGTTTTATTGATACCCCTATAACTACTAAAGATACAGATCATCCTGCTATGTTAACCTTAAAGAACATGGTTGAAGGTTTGGGTATTGGTACTGTTTTTGAAGGAATGTTTAGAGCAATAGGTAAATCTAGAGCTAGAAGTGGTACTAAAGGTAATAATACTGAACAAGTTTTAAGATCAGTTAATGCGTCAGAAAGTAATCGATTGTTTAAATCGAAAGCAGCTGCTGATGCTCAAGTAGATATAAATTTAAGAGCAGCAACAGCAAGGGAATTATTTGGTAGAAATGTTGATTTCAACCAATTAACACCAGCAGAGCAAACTAATGCAATGACAAAAGTTTGGCAAGCTGATTCTAAACGGAAAAACCCTCGATTCAGTACATGGACTCCGGCAGGAGAAGATAATGCTGCAAGAGCTAACCGTAAAGCAGAGGCACATTCTACTGATGTAGAAACTCAAACTCGTGAAGCTGCTGAAGAAGAATTAAAAACTAATGAAGTAAGAGGCCATAGTCATAAACCTGTAATGCCTTCATATGAGGGTAACCCTAATTCCACTGCAAAACCATTTGAAGTAGGTCAAACATTAAAACGTATCTATACTGAATGGGGTGCTGAGAATGGTTCTACAGATGGTTTAATTACTTCAGCTGCTGCAGAAAGATTAGCTGAGGAGGGCTTTAGTCCTAAAGGTATTACACCTACAATAGCCAGAGAACTATTAGGAGATGCTAGATTTAAACAAGTAATGGCAGATCTACAAGCTAAAGGTAGATCCTTGCAACAAGTCTATGGTGATTCTTTTGAAAGGTTTAAAGAAGTTTTAGGTGGAAGAGATGCTGGTGAATTAGAACCGAATGAATTTTGGGGACCAATTAGAAACAGTATATCTAAAGCAGGGGACTTCGAGTATTGGTCAGTTGATAATGTATTAGCTGCTGATTTAATTACAGAATCTTTATTCAAGCAACTACGTGATAGAGCTATGGTTGCCAGAGAAATATTAGATATCACTGATTTAAATGATGTTGATGGCCCTTTAAAATTCCTTCGTAATAATTTAATTGTTGGCATGGAGCAAGTTAAGAGATCTAAATTCTTAACTAGTCCAGATTATTCTGAATTAATTAGTACTAAAGGTGGAAGTGCACAGGTAGAAGATATATTAGATAATATTCATGTGGAAACAAGAAAGCAAGTTGATATGATGTTTGATGTTGCTCGTCAATCGCCATCAGATGATTTTCTTCATTCTCTAGTTGAAGCTTTCTCCATGTCTAATAAGGTTACAAATTGGCAAGACTTTGATGGATTTATGCGTCAAAGATTATTTGGGCGAACTACTGAACAAGGTGTAAAAGAAACTGGTGCATTAATCAGAGAATTACAAGGTGTCATGGTTAATAGTATCCTAAGTGGACCTAAGACACCACTAAGAGCTATACTTGGTACATCTACAGCAACCTTTGTCCGTCCTGTTGCTCAAACAATGGGAGCTAGTTTACAGTATATATCCAGTGGATTTAAGGATGCTGCAGGACTTAGAGAAGCTTTATCCGAAGCAAATGCTATGGTACATGCTGTACCTGAATCTTTTGAATTATTTAAATCACGTTTAAATAGTTACTGGGCTGGTGATATATCAACAATTAAAACTCGTTTCTCTGAATTTACTAATTCGGATCAACATTGGGAATTAATGGAACATTGGGCAGAAGGTCCTAGAGCTACTCAAGGTGAGAGAGCTGCTTTTAGAGTATCTAATTTAGCACGTTCTGCTAATCAAAGTAACTTCCTAACTTATTCAACTAAGTTAATGGCAGCTACTGATGATGCATTCACACTGATATTAGCTAGAGGAAGGTCTAGAGCAAAAGCATTAAGAGCTGCTTTAGACGCACAAGCCCAAGGATTAATACCTGATATAAACCCTGAATTAATCAGAGATTATCAACATAGATTTTATAATGAAATCTTTGATGCAGATACCGTATCAGTAAAAGAACAGTGGTTGAAAAATGCTAGAGAAGAAGTTACATTAACTAAAGATTTAACTGGATTTGCTAAAGCATTGGATAGGCTTTTTGCAGAACAGCCCTTATTGAAACCGTTTTATTTATTTGCTAGAACTGGTATTAATGGTTTAGAATTAACAGCTAAACATACACCAGGATTTAATTTCTTAGTCCAAGAATTTAATGATATAGCTTTTGCCAATCCTAAAGATTTAAGTAGTGTTGTTAAATACGGAATTGAAACTGTAGAAGATTTACGAAATGCAAGAGCCTTACAAAACGGTAGACTTGCATTAGGAAGCAGCATGATATTTATGGCAAGTCAGCATTATCTAAACGGTAATCTAACGGGTAATGGTCCTGCTGATGTTACAACTCGACGTAACTGGTTAGCAGCAGGCTGGAAACCACGTTCTATTAAATTAGGAAATGTTTGGGTAAGCCATGAATCATTAGAACCATTTACTAGTATTTTATCTGGTGTTGCTGATCTTGGAGATAATCAACGTTTAATGGGTGATGAATGGGTAGAAAAAGGATTCCTTAGTCATGCACTGATTGTTTCTAAAGCTATGATAAGTAAAACATACTTACAAGGGATGACATCTTTAACAGATTTATTTGGTAGAGATCCTAAAGCATTAGAAAAAGTTGCAGCTAATATTCTTAATAATCAAATTCCATTAGCAGGATTAAGGAATGAAATAGGTAAAGTCATTAATCCTCATATGAAAGAACTTAATTCTGGATTTATGGAAAGTTTAAGAAATCGGAATTTATTCTTTGATGAAGTCTTAGGAGGAGAAAACGAATTACCTACTAAGTATGATATACTAACTGGAGCTCCTATTAATGATTGGAATCCTTTTACTCGCTTGTTTAATGCAATAAGTCCAATTCATTTAAACTTTGACCAATCACCTGGTCGTAAATTCCTATTCCGTAGTAATTATGATTTAGGTATAACAAGTTACACAGCACCTGATGGTACATCTTTAAGAGATAATCCAGGAGTTAGATCAATATTCCAACAATATATCGGTGACCAAGATTTAGAAGGTAAATTAGCTAAATTAGCTTTACGTCCTGATGTACAAAGATCTTTACAAGAAATGGAAGAAGATCTAAGATCAGGTAGAGCTAATAAGCCTCCTGGTATCAGTCCTATGAGTTATAAGCATAATAGATTAATTCATATATTAATTACAGAGGCTAAGCAGAAAGCTTGGGCTAGATTATCTACACATCCAGATGTTCTCAATGCTCTGCAATCAAAAGCTTTGATAGAAGCATCTATATATAATAGAAAGAAAGGAAAATATGATAGAAGTCGTTCGCAATTCGACGACGCTAATACACTATTAGAAATGAAGCACAAGTAACACTATGGCTACAACTGAAAATTCTTATACATCGTCTGCAAACCAGACGTTGTTTTCATTTACATTCCCATATATAGATACTACTGATATCAAAGTTTCTGTTGATTCAGTAGCAAAAACAATTACAACTGATTACACACTCGCCAGTGCTACTCAAATACAATTTAATACAGCTCCAGGAGCTAGTAAGACAGTAAGGATTTATAGAGATACTGATGCTGATACTAAGAAAGCATCATTTTTTGCAGGATCAGCAATTAGGTCTCAAGACTTAAATGAGAACTTTGATCAAACTCTTTATAAAGCCCAAGAATTAATACGAGATGTTGGTGGCATCTGGGATGATACTACTGAGACAATTAATAGTTCTGAAACTTGGCAAGATAGTGATGTACATATAGCAACTTGTGCAGCTATCGAAGATAAGATCAATGCTTTAATGTCAGGCGGAGTCTTCTCAGCAGCTGACCCAACTAAAGTTGCATTGGACGGTTCTAATAAAATGACCGGTACAAATGCTTTAGGATT